AATTATAGCAACTTTTCACGGGTTTGTAAATAGTCGCCGTAAACTGAAAAACTTGCCCTCAGTTAGAAACTTGTTCTAACCTATCTCTAATTAGATTAGATACAATGTTATGTGCTTCGTCTACCTCATGTAGAGATCCAGACCATAACAAAGCTTGGGCCTTACTTAACTGATCATTGATGTAGATGTCACTCATCTTCATCTTCTTCCTCCTCATCGTCTTCAAACATTGTGTCGACAATGTATTCACGGTTCATCATCCAGTCAAGGACGTCTTCGTTGTGCTGTTCGGCACCATACTCCAGAGAGAAGCCTTGGCCCGCAGAGACAGCCTCACAGAGGTTGTCCCACATTTGGTCTATGGTGACCTTCTTCTTGTAGGTCTCGTCTTCCATTATGTTGTTAATGGTGGACCAGGTCCACAACCAAACCAGGGATAATCCGAGGTCGGTGGAATCAAGAATCTTTAAACATTCGTTGAGTTTATCTTTATCATCAGGCTTCATATGCTAACTCCCTTTCATTCCATTCCGCTAATGTCTTGACAGTAAAGTCTTTCCCTAAATTATAACAGTAGAGCACAGCATCCGTCAAGGATTCAGTCTCATATATTGGAACAGATAAAGGTATATCTGTTTTATCATAGACTTCAAATAGATCAACTCCTCCTGGACTACAAGAGTATTCAACTTCCAGGATTTCTAGACTTGGCTCGTATGACAGCATTAGTGCCCGTCCTTTTTATTTTCTTCACGCACACCAATTGCGAATGACAAATCATATGTTAGTTTATATAACGCTGTTAAAGCGTCAAGGAAACCTTCACAGTATTTACGTTCCATTGAATCCATTGCTTCTTCAGATTCATCTTCAATCTCTTGGGCCTTCTCTAGTTCTTTCTCCCAAATAAGCATAAGGTTTTTTAGTTCCCCGTGCATTATATCTAATCCATTAATATCATAATTAATTAGACGTTGTAGATGTGGAGGTAGTTCAATATCTTCAGGTGTCATTTCTTTGCCCCTTCTTTAAATGCAACCTTGTAAATCTCTACAAGGCGGTTATAGACTGCTTTGGAGGCTTTGTCCTCATTGGACATCGCTGCTTCAAAGTAAATGATTTGGTCGGCTTGGTCCTGCAGGTCTTCCTTTACTTCTGATGATAGTTTCATCCATATACCCTTTCGTTAGATTCATTCATTATATCAGTCGCCACTGACAAAATGTGCTTGGTATTCTCAATCTCTGCTTGCTTGACTCGATAGAAGTGATGACCATTTACATAATCAATCTGTTCTAAGTCTTGTTCTAAACTAATTAGATGTATCTTTAGATACTCCATAAATCTTGATGACTTAGTCAAAGTAACCCTCCGCCCACAAACCTTGCAAGAAACTAACAGCGTCTTCCAGGTCTTTCCTCAAAGGCTCCTTGTCCATTAAATCGGACGGGGTCCTAAGATAAAAAAGCTTTGAATCGTGTATAGCATTAATCATCCTATTTAGATCGGATTCAGTATAACCTAGCATAGTTCATACTCCATATCCCAAGATACATCAGGCCAATTTAAATCATATCTTGCGCTATCAACTTCACCCAAATCGTTTAGGTGTAGATTAATTTTCTCGTGTGCTTCTTTTTCATTATTGGCCATAACTGCACCTTCTAATTTAATTACAAATCCATATTTATTCATAATGGTTTCCTATTCTGATGTTCGATAAACTTATCCCATTCATTTTCTTTTACGAAATAAAATTCGTCATCATAGCCATAGCCATAGTATTCGTTATACTTTTGCTGCATATCTTCCGAAGCGTGTTCCATTAGTTTGTGCTCGTGATATGCCTCGCTTTCATCTAGTTGAGCATTAGCCCAGTCTTCGAATAGAGCCTCTTTAACATCTTCAATAAGGGCATCTATCCACATTTGATTTTGGTCGTCAAGAAATGACATTTAGCGCTTCCTCCTGTGTGTAGGTTTTCAAAGGTAATAATACCATATGGGTCTGACATTCTGCCATAGCCACTTCATCCTGCCAAGAGCCTTGATTACATTCTGAACAGAATTCACCACAGTCATCTTCGCAATAAGATAATGTATCAAAAGATTGGCAAGCATAACAACGATTCTCATAGTCTAGAATTTCTTTGACCTCACCACGGACAATTTCTAGTTCTCCGCCCCAACCTGTTTCTTCCTCATACTCTAAAGTAAGCAGGCAGTTAGGAACAAGATTAGATAGTTTAGTTAAGATAGTTACAGCAGGTGACCAAGCAGTCTCATATTTATAGACAACCCAGTTGTCATCACCTTCTGATTTATATTCAAGCAATTCCGTATTTGGATATTCATCACCGTCACGGACGGCTACATCCCATTTAGTTCCCCAATTAGAATTATTCCAAGAATACCAATCCTTCTGAGTCTTAGCAAACTCAACAGATTTGCGGAACCAATCAGGGTCATTCTGAATATCTATATCTCCACGATTAGGCTGGCAAGCATATTCCTCATCAGTAATACCTTCATCTTTATATGAGTGGATATTAAAGAAAGCAAAGACAGGATTAGAATAACTTACCTGTTCAATTTTGGTGGGGAAACCCATAGTAGAGATATCACCCATACCATATGTCTCCTGTGCTAATGTAAATGGAGCATTCAATCTATCTTTAATCATATCTACCTCAGACTTAGGTCCTTGGATAGTTAATGTGTTATAACACCAATTTGGCATTTTATATCCTTTCGTTGATATGTTCCAATTATACAATGGACCACTGACATTTGGAATAGTATTTGGGTGTGTTTCACACCACATTTTCCAAGCTATGTGGTCAAGATCACAAAATTCTAGGGCTTTTTATATTGACCTCGTAAAAGAGATATGATACCCTCATGTCTTTGCGGGCAAAAGAAAACCCCCAGCTATAAGCTGGGGGTGTATGAATATGGCTGCTGATTTCCAACGAAAGAAATAAACCGCTTTACTTAGCACCTGGCCCGTAGACTAAATAGATGCACCATTTCATTTCTATATTAAAACCAGGACCAAGGTCCTTGGATTAATTATACCATACTTGGTTGACTAGAATGCTTAGCAACAAATGCATCCAGCGATTGGCTGAAGACCTCTGTCTGCAGGTCCGCTTCCATTAAGGTAAACGTTTTATTGGACCAGTCGATTACAGGGACCTTGTGCTCGTTGTCGCCTAATTCATTTACATTTAGGCCCCAACCAGTTTCGCTAGCCCATTCCTCATTTACCAATTGGCTAACACAGATACGTGTAGCATATGATTCATCGGACCAGCGTGGACGTGCCTGCTCCACAGCATTGGCTAGATTCTCTAGCATTCGATGTCCAGCCCAGTGGCCATACAGAAAGATTGTATCTCCCTTACGGTCTTTAAATCCGAAATTTGCTCTATCTCCCATTACATTTCCGCCGTTTCTAGTATAGGTGTTGGTTCTTCGATTTTGTTTAATTCTATCACTTCGTATGAGACCTTGTCAAGGGCCTCTTTGTTCTTATTGAAATGGTGCCCGCAAAAGAAAAGCTCGCCATCCATAAGTTTAATTAGATACATTGCCTGTGCCGTGCTGCATTGATCACAACCAATCCAGCGATTTAGATCTTCAGTTGTCATAGTGACCCACCTTCAATCATTTCTGAAAGACGGTCAAGAATCCAAGAGTCGATGTCAGCGATATCAATCTCTGCCAACTTCTCCATAATCTCTTCACGAGCAAACTTATACCCGTCCTCAAAACCATCCTTGTAATCTGACATTATTTCTCCTTGTATCCTGTCGCTTCTCTGTCTGACCAATATGATTCTGATAAATTATATTTGTCACGAATGCGACTTACTTTCTCAATACTACCAGTTCCAACATTGAATGTCAACGGCGGCATAAATTCGGGGTCGAGCCCTGTGATTTGTGCATCCCAATAAGCCATCTCAAGAGATAGCCTATCGGGAGCGGTCAACTCAAAATACATTAGTTCTCCCGCACATTACATACTTCGGTGTCATCGATTGTGATGTTACCGTTATTTGAATCGGCGTAAAGAGCATCTGTAACTTCTGACTCAAGGTCTAGTTCATAGTCATTCTCAAGAATGTTATAGGAATAAGTTCCAGTAACTTCAATAGATGCGGTGAATTCAACTTCCTTGATAAGTTCAATTGAAAGCGCTTCAGCAATTTCACGCAGTGTGTCTTGGTCACCTGAATCAGCATATGCCTCGCAGATGATTTCTTTTACTGCATCAATCTTGCCTTGGAGAACTGCATTGTGCTTAGAGTTCTGACGTGCATTGTGCAAGTCCCACTCAATTGATGTTACCTTGTCAGTTGCATATTCTGCATCTGAATAACCACGGATTACTTTGTAGGTAACCAATAGGTTAGGGTTATATGTATCGGGAACTGTTACTGCTGATGTTTCTGTTGTTTCCATTTTTTCCTCTTCCGTTGGTAGGGGTGAATCTGTATACGGTATTGTAGCATCTTCCACTGACAATAATGTGCAATTGGTCCCACATCTGCATGTGAGGTCCATCACACCGTTTGGCCATCCATAGCCATCTTTAAATGTGTATTCGATTAATGCGTCACAGTCGCCTGTGCACACCCAGGTATACTTCTGATACTTTGTCATTGCGCTATTGTAGCAGTAGCCACTGACATTTTGGACTGCCATAGGGAGCAGTTGGAATCAAGGCGGGAGCCAAAGACTCTAATGTAATCTGATATATCCTCAGTCTTATCAGTAAGGCAAGACTTAACAGTATCTACTGAGATAAAGACACGTCCATTCCATAGACCCATAGCACCGATGTTTGTTGGTACTTCTAGGCAACCATATGTATCTTGTTCCCAGCCAACACCTTCTGAACAAACCAGGGCATATTTAGGATCCCCAAATACGTTCTTCTCTTCTAATTCAATGAACAATAGATTATCTACTGTGCACTCAGAGAAGTCTGAACTGTATTGTAAGTTATATATACCATTTGCAATTGTGGCAAGCTTTTTGCCGTCCACTAGTGTTCCAATGTAACCTTTAGTTCGTGATGACATTTTATACCTTTCGTTGTTGTATATGGAGTATTGTACACGACCCCACTGACATATGCAATAGATTTCAGGGGATTTTTTATGTGAGTCGTAACACAGTTTTAGTTCCCTTAATACTGCGGGCGTCTCACATATTGATATGCGACCCATAACGGACTTGAACCGTCGGCCTCTACCGTGACAGGGTAGCGCTCTAACCAACTGAGCTAATGGATCAAGAAAAAATTGTGAGCAGTTTTGAATCTTGCTCAGGATTTATTTATTTAGAAAGCAGAAACCAATTTCTTGATTTTATTTTTTTCTGCGGTAAGGATTGGGTCAAATCCTGATGCACCAGCCATTAGTGTTTCAGAATTGCCACGACCTGAACGATAGTAATCAAGGCGCTCAGTAAGTGCATTGAACGCACCCCATTTAGTTCCCTTGATGTTAGCGTTAGTTGGTGAGTTATGATACAACTCATCAAGCAGGACAACCTTATTCTCCCACTTAGTCAATGCAACCTTAGCAGAATCCTTATCTGGCTTAGGATAGATTGTCTGAATCAACTTAGAGAATTCAGCATCAGTAATTGCCTGAGAGTAAAGTGCCTTTGCTTCAGTTTCGAATTCATCGAAGTAACCGAGAGCAAGCCCAAGAGTTTCACGAGCAACTTGAATACGACCATCAACAGATTGTGTATGACGAATCTTGAATGATTGCTTAGCATTACGCATCGCAAGGTTCAATGTATTTTGGCAGACAACACGAACAGGAGTAACCGCTGCTTGAACGGCAACAGAACCATCGTGTGAAGTCCATACAATGAGATAAAGTTTTGTCTCATCGTTAGCGCCTTGTGGGTCAAGAACCATTGTGCGTGGAATATCTACAGTTCCGAACACAACTTTGCCCTTCTTTAGTGAGCCAGCAGATTCCCAACGGCAATCAGCATTGGCATCGTGAATTGCATCAGCGAATGCAAAGAGTTCTTCATTCTGCACAGGCTTGTAACGCTTGCCAACAGTTGCGAGAACATCGACACCCTTATTGAATGGGTTATCACGAATAACCAACTGGGCTTGTGATACATCATTCCAAGATTCTGAAATGTGGTCGGTCAATGGAGATAAGCGAACATTCCAATTAGAAAGTTTTGCTTCATCAAGCATTAGACTTGTTGTAACTTCCTCATCTTTTGTAAAGATTCGGTTTGCAAGGTTGTGCCAAGCAGGTGCGCCACGAAGTGCGAATGCAACTTCGCCATTTTCCATTTCTAGATTATGAGCCATTTTTATTTCCTTTCGTTTGATTAGTCATAAGTATAACAGGTGCCACTGACATTATCAATAGTTAGTTACAATATGTCCGAATTGCCCCGTGTGATTAATCTCACAGAATTTCAGGGTTTATCCACAGGTGGTCGTAACGCTGTGGATAACCCCTCAATATTGGGGGCCGAGCTCGGAATTAAATTCCGAATTCGATCCTTGAAGCCTTGTTTATAATTTGTTTATTGAAATTAACAATCGACTCATCTAAAAACATTGCGGTTGTCTTTTTCTTTTTTACATTATCAAAAACGTAAGCATTTATTTTGCCGCTGAATTTATTTAGATTACTAAAAACTAATTCAGTTAGGTATTCCTTATCAACACCTTGCTCAGAATAAATTGTTACATCATTGAGTTTGTTTGCGTCATAGATTTCGACACGATAACGATTTGCCATTGTATTACCTTTGTTAGTAGTTTCCCGAAGGAGAGCAGTTTGGCGACTTACTCAGGTCGTTTGGGTTTAGGTGTCTAGACTTTGTGTGCTAACCCCCCAAAACCTATTTAGAGATACTTAGCAATTTGCTTCATTGTAGAAGCATTTACTGTTTCCTCATCTGTCATCTTGAGAATTGTTAGGGCATTTGTGATGTCCTCTTTCATCTCACGATACTGATGCTGATGGATAACCTCAAAATCCTTTTCAGGTTCAGCAGGGAAAGTTCCCTCTTTTGTGATGATGTCAAAATCAACATTGAGAGTGTTGTTCCAAGCACGATAGTTTGTGCGAAGGTTCTCAGCCTTTGAGAAGTTGGCAATAGCCCACTTACCAATTTCCTTGCGCCACGCTTCTTGCGCTTTGCCGAACTTTACTTCCTTTGCGGTCTGTGTGTTGTAATCGTTTTCTAGCGTTGCTAGACGAGCCTCTAGTGCCTTGATTACTTTGGTCGTTGCGACCTTTACTGTGATTTGTCTGCTCATTTATTTATTACCTTTCGTTGGTTGTTGTTATGGATAGTATAGCAGGGGGGTCTGACATTTCCACCCGAAGGTGGAGAGTTCTTACTTACGACATTGGACTAGAACACTCTCTAAACTGTCCCTGTTTCGTTCTAGGTTATGCGCCTAGAAGGGTCTTTGCCGATACTGAAGTCCAGCGAGTTTCTCTCGTTGGCATTTCTAGTAGGACACGCACCGAGCCAGATGCTTGTGGGTGTATCTCTTTGATAACGCCCGTCTTTTTTGACTTTAGGGTGGTGAATAAATCGCCAACCTGATAGAGTTTTCCTTCTATTGTCATTTTTGCCTCTTTTCTTTGTTAGGTGGTAAGTATAACATTGGGGTCTGACATTTGTCTAGCCCTATCTCACTATTTGAGAATCTTAGCGTGTGACCTTAGTCACTTTCTTGTAGCCAAGCGTGGAGGTGGTGTTGGTCTACGATAGCCGATGCAGGTGCGAATTTTTCTCCACGATAAAATACGCCTTCAGGCATTTCGATCAATTTGTTGTAGTCCTCATCCCAATAAGCGTCAATAGCCTCGATGCAAGGTTGCACCATAGATAGTGGAACGGGCGGGTAATGATTACCCTGTAAGTGATAAGCGATACCTTGTTCTAAATCGAACTCGCTTGCTAAATCTAGCGCAGTGTTATTTCCCATTGTTAGTTTCCTTCCGCAATAGTTACTTCAGCCCAAGTGTTATTTTCATTAGCAAGTGGTAATACATTAGACATACCAAGTGCGTGTAGTGTTGCTTCCTTGCACATTTGCTTTAGTGTTGTTTCGTCAAGCGCAATTAGCGCAGGCAATAAACTTGCAGGAATTTTATCCAAGTCAATAATTGCCTCGAATACTATTGTGTGTGGAACTTTCATTAGATTAGACATTTGCTACCTTTCGTTGGTTGATAAGAGTATTTTACACTATGCCACTGACATTACCTAATCCATCCTCGGCGTGTCGCAGCTTTTGTGATAATACTCACAATTTCAGGGGTTGTGGATAACTCTCGTAACCCTGTGGATAACCCCCTACATATAGGGGCCGAGCTGACAATTGTCAACTCGACACGCCGTTATTCTTTCTCCCAACGATAGGGCACATCATCTTTACCGTCATGATTATTATCAACCTTGGCACCACGCCACACGTACATGGCTAGCACAATTGGTGAGCACAAGAATGCAATTAATAGAATTGCAATTGCAGATCCGATCATGTCGGTCATTATTTTTTACTCGCAGAAAATCTAACATCCGCTTTTCCATAAACGCACAAGCCACACGATACGCAGGCGGACCCTGCATTGCTAATCAGTGGAATACTCTTCATATTTTCAGGACACTTAGCGCCAGGCTTGCCAGTCAATTCTTTCATTGTGCTTTCAGTCACGGCGAATGTCTTCCCTAAGTAGGCAAGACGAATTCCTTCATTTACTTTTAGTTCGTGGCCGATTTCTTTATTATCATCGTCGGTAGAATAATATAGTGAGAGATTAGAGACATCTTTTAGAATAAGAGCCGCTTCTTTCACACGTGTGTAAACCCAAAATTGAATATCGGGATGATTTTCAATAATTACTTTCCAGGCATATGTGTAAGTATCATTGAAGAAGTCACCGTCCCAGTGGATACGGAATAACTTAGGAGCGTCTTTCTTTTCACAATCGGCGATAAATTCTACAATCATCTCATCTAATAGAATAAGCATTGTATCCATATCGGCATTGCGTAGCAATTCCCAATTGTGTAGCAGATTAGTTTTTACTCCAGGGAATAACTTTTCGAGTTTTCCTGCGTAGCAAACGCTTTCACAAATACTAGTGGCACCAGGGCACGAGTAAGCCTTTCCAGCAGGTAATCCGAAAGTGTTGGCAATTGCGGCTTGCTTTCCATTTTTTGTGACAAGGTTAGCCACCTTTCTATCGTTAGAGCGTTTCAGTTTCATAGGGGTAATTATAGCGGTGACGTCTGACATATTAGTAATCCTCATCCATACCGTGGCCAGCAGACGCAAGAGCGTCGCTATCAGCCCAGCCTATAGTTTCAAAGAATTCCATTTCCTCAGACGCATAGCATTCAGCGCAGATATAGTCATCACCATAGACTTCATATTCTGATTCAGTTTCAAAAGTTTCCTGAGCGCCACAAATTTCATAGTTCAGGCAAGATACAATAAATAGTTCCATAATGGACCTCTTTCGTTGGTTGAATGGCAAGTATAGCAGAATAGACCGACATATTCCAATCCTAGCGCAAATTTCCAGGGTGATTTTGATCACACCCGTAACGACACGCCCGACCCCGTGCCTATGGGGGCGAGCTGCATAGTTATGCGCTACTCTGAATATTTATTCTTATGTTTGATCTTGCGTGTGTATTTCTTTTTATTGCGAACAGGTTGCGCCGCATTACTGCGACGCAATTCCTGAATTCGCTTTACTTTATCTTGAAGTGAATTTAGGAACATTGTATCCACTCGCTTCGTGAAATCGTGTTACATCAAATCGCTCATTATCTTTCGCAAACATTTCAGCGAAATCATTTACTATTTTAGAAAATAAAGCGGGGTGAGTTTTATCGCTAGCATACTTTAGAATTTCTGCGGTTGCGACATAGTCCTTGCGTGTCATCATTTCGTTACCACCATTCCGTTGCGATAAAAAACTTTTGTGTAGCATTTCAATGCTGGTGTGTAAATATTTACAGTTGAGTATTCGTTAGCCATTCCCCAATCGGTGAATGAGAAAAAAGATTTCCACGCTTCGAATTCGTCCTCGTAGTTTGCAGACCAATGAGGGCTTTCCTCAAAGTCATACTGGCAAGTTACTTTATACATTAGTTTCCCTTTCGTTAGTTACGCATTTACATTGTGTTATTTGTATTGTATCAGTTAGCACTGACACAACGGCAAGAGTATCGCAATTATCGCAAATCCACATACCCGCTATGTTGCTCATTCGGCACACTCGCATTTTGTTGAGTAATCAAATTCGCAATAGTAGCAACCCATCATTTCGCCGTGTTCTTTACAAGAGTGGCGGAATTGTTGTTCATCACAACAGAAAAATAGTAAATCGTGAATTAGATAAAATTCGTTGTGGTCAATTACATCAGATGAAAAACTTTTCATTTATTCACCGACCTTTACTGCGATTGTTGCGTATTGAGTTTTTATTGAGCCACGATAATTTATTCCGATTAGATAGGCTTCAGTTTTATCGCCATACCAAATTTCGGGGCGTGGTCGAGCAGATACGATTTCACCCTCAAAGTGGCGATTTCGTGAGCGGTAGTTTTGTCCTACGAGTAGGCTTTCGATTGTGTAGAGTTTGGTAGCCATTGGCAGACCTTCTTTCGTTTGTTGTTATGTATGGAATTATACACGAACCCACTGACATTTTCACATTACTAGCCAGTAAGTCCATATTTTGAGACGCTCAAGCCGTGTGATACTAATCACATCAAAATGTCCGATTTGTCTGTCAAATCGACACGCCGCAAATTTCACGGGATTTTATAACAATGTCGTAACGACACGCCCGACCCCGTGCCTTTGCGGGCGGATCACCTTTTGTCAAGGCGACACGCCGCTAGTTATTGAAAATCTTTTAGGATTTCCTCAAGCTGATTTATTTGCTCATCGCTAAGATGATCTAATTGAATTGCTTTTTCAAATCCGAATAAGTCGCTCATTCGTTTTCCATTTCTGCTAGATAATCCTCGTGTTCAACTAAGCCAATCGCAAATGCTACTGGGTCGCAACATTCTAAAATTTCGGCGGGTGTAAAAGTAGAGTAGCCGATTTTTACAGTTGGGTAAAGGTCATTTAGTAAATCAATAAAACTTTCCTTGATTTCTAAATCTTTTTCAAACTGCGATTTCATCTGCGACCTCTTTCCATTCAAAACAATAAGAGTCTGAAACAAAAGCATTTTTCACAACGCTATCAAATAAAGATAACGCCATTTCTTCATCTTCTGCGTCTATGTCTAGCCAAACGCCAAATGTGTATTTTTTCATTCAAACGCACCTTCTTCTAATAAACCTAATTCAATGTTGAACAATTCATCGGGTGTTGCTTCGGATAAATCTACCCAGCCAGCACCCTCGTTGTCCATACGGAAAATTTCTACATAACCCATTTAGTCTGCCTCCTTAGTATTGAATAGAGAGGACATCTTATCATTAGCCTCTGACATTGTTGCGATAGCCTTCAATAGGCTTTCCTTGCGTGTGGCTTCTACATAAGCCTTGTATTCATCAAGTGTCATTTTATCGACCTTTCGTTGTTGGTTATAATGGTATTATACACGAGCACCCCGACATTATCAACACGACACGCCGTATTTCAAGAAATCTTTTTATGTGATAAATCTCACAAAATTCAAGGGGTTCTATAACATTAGCGTAACGACACGCCCGACCCCGTGCCTTTGCGGGCCAGCTTGACTTTGTCAAGCCGACACGCCGTGTTAGTTATGTGATTCTCGCCACATTTCTTTAGTGTCCTCGATCATCTCACGCCATACAAGGCGGAGCATAATTAGGGCGGGAATACCGATACCTAATTGGACTAGCGTAGTTAGTATGCGATTAGTAGTCATTTAGTATTTCCACCCCACTAATCCGTTTCGCTTTAGATAAATCTTATAAGCCTTATAGGCTACTACCGCTAGAGCGATGATAATAATAGTGTGCCAAGGTAAGTAGATAGCCCCTAAGAAACTATCAAACTCTAATCCGTATTCGTTAGATATAACTAACTCAAATCCGTTTATACTCATTATTAGTTATCCCAACTTAGTGCGAATACTTTTGCTAATTCTTCATCATCAACATCATCAAAGTCATCAACGGGAGGTTGTTCTTCATCTACCTCATCAAGGTAAGCGTATGCGTCCGATATATCGGATTGTATTGACTCATATTTATTTATTGAGTTAGTATTGTAAGAGTATGCGTATGTCATTAGTTTTGTTCTACCTTTCTCATATGTGCTACAACATTTTTAGAAATCTTTTGTAGTTCTGTTAGTGTCTTATTCATTTCATCTGCGCTAGTAGCGGTGAAGAAACCGAGGAATTGTGCCCCGTCCCATAGTGAGTATGTGATTGTCATTTTATTTTCTATCCTTTTCGTTAGTCGGTTATTTTGTTGAGAGCGATTATTTGCTAGGCTCACCTTTCGGATTATTTGCTAGGCTCACGCTCTAATTCTTTATTTATTTGTATGTCGTAAGACTATCACGACCTACTGACATCTAGACCCATTTGGGGCTAGTGTCGTGTGTGATTTATACCACACAAGGCTCAATGCTGAAGTCCTCGGCGTTGCCGTGATAGACCTCGCCCTTGCCGTGGCAATTTGAGCAATAGGTAGGGAGAGAGAATAAGTGCTTGAGTAGCGCCTTTCGCTCATAGGTAGTCAATTCGGGGTGGTTAGACTTCACGCCCCCGTGTTGGTATTCATAGACGATTGCGTCTAGTGTTTTTTGAGTGAGCATTTGATTGCTCCTTTCGTTAGCGGATTTCTTTACCGCTTGTTTTTCTTTATACCTTTATCATAGCAGGGGGGACTGACATTTATGCCCGTTTCTCGGGCGTGTCGGTAAAAAACTTTTGTGAGTCGCATCACACTCACGCTCAGCCCGATAAGTCTATGGGCGCACTATCGGACAAAACGGACATTTATAATAGTGTGTATCATACAAATTAAAATAATATTAACATTTTCTCTAATTTCAAAAGGGGGCGGGAAAAAGAATTTTCCTGGATCCATTGACTTGCGAAAATACCAAATGCTATACTGTAAACCTTGGACAGTTTTCGGAGATAATATCAAGGGGTTAAACTCCAAGTGCGATGATGACGGAAGTTGTATTATACAATTACTTTCAGATAATAGCTAGGCCTACTATAGGTTCAACCGATGAATGGCGGATTTATACTCCGATCATTTCGGGGTTCTCTTTTAGAAATCATAAAAGGGGTATAGGGGTTGTATGCTTAAATTCTGGAAGTTATCATTAAAAAGATAAAAACAAATATAAAGGCTATAAGTCTAAAAAAATATTTTATTAACATTTAGTAGAATATGATAAAGCAGTCGACTAGGATTAATATGTCAAACCAAAGCTCATGTTTTACTTACAAAGTAGAAATGATTGTACAAGTATTAGCAGCTGATCAAGCATCAGCAAAACAATTTCTGGATCAAACAGGCGGGTATATAGTATCTCGTGATGCAACTCTCATTGATACATCTATAGTTTACCAAGGCTAAATATCTGACTTGGTTAGATATAAGATGTTATATAATTGTCTTATGTCTCCAGAGAAGATATCGATCAAGAAACAAAAAGAACATCTGGCACGTTATTTAAAAGAAGTAAAAGAGAAGAACCCATGTATGGATTGTAAGATATCCTATCCATACTATATGATGGACTTTGATCATGTTCGTGGACAAAAGCATGCAAACGTGGCGGAACTAATCAATACGTTATCTAAGAAACGAATCGATGAAGAAATAGCCAAGTGTGAAGTAGTATGTTCTAATTGCCACAGAGCTAGAACACATATAAGAAAAATGCGGAAGGCAGGATAGAAATGAACTTTTGTACATACTGTGATAAATTATCATATACTTCTAAGCTAACGCTAGAAGGTAAGATGATCTATTATTGTTCAGATCATGCATTGAATATTGTAGTTGACTAGGATTATGGTATAATATTATTATGGAAATATTATTGGTAATATTAGCAATGTCGACATTTATAGGATATACAGCATTTCAAGATGATGGATTTAAGTTCATTGTCTATGATGCAGATAAAGACGGAATTGTTCAAGAGGGAACCAAGTATGAAAGAAAGTTTTTCTATTGGAATAGAGACCCATTGAAGAAATATAGAAATAACAAATGAAAAAAATTTCAGGTCTAATTATGCTAATTGCGACAGCAATCCTGTCAGGTGTAGCTCTATCTAAATTTTTAAATTGGGCGGGACAACAAGAAGACTTCTTTGATTTTGACCTAGATGAAGATATAGACGTTGAACAGTTATAAGAATCGAAGATCGTCTAAATCATTCCTATGGTCATTACTGGCTATACTGGGTATATATTACTCATTGGTGATTATAACCCTTTAGGGTATTTCTATTACTATATAAGGTGAGCTTTTTATCTCCCGCCCTTTTCTGGGGTCTTATTATCGGAGATACCAATTATGACCCGTTAAGGGCTTAGAACCCTGTTACAGGGCTTATAAGGCATATTCTGAAAATGATCATAGATGGGATATGTAGGCTCTTATTTCGCCGAAGCACTTTTTTCGCACTTATTGCACTATATGTCCATATTGCCCGTATTATATATATCTATCTATAAAAAGAAAAAATCCCATTCAGAGGCGGATCCGAATGGGCTTTTCTAGTATATTGCTATACATTATATAGGGAGACGTTGCCGCCATCACCTACACATCTTAATTGTAATACAGGTTATTTTCTATGTCAAGCATTCTATTTGACTTCTTCTGGTGGAGTAAAAGATGGTCCAGGTCCAAGGAGATATCCTTGTTCATGGTATTCAATCATTTTAGCTGTTTTCTCAGGGTCCGCTTTATTTGCCATAATAGTCATCATATCGTATATGCGGTGAAGCATAATGTAATTGACCATAGGCAGATTATCTTCTAGGTTCTCAGATGGTTTTGTCTCTTCAGTCATTTTGCCTCCCAATATCTTCCCAAAATTTCTCACGCCCCATAGCGTCAGTTTCTAATAAAGCTGTTGATTCAAATTCATATGTTGCAAATGGCTGTTCTATTTTCGGCGCACTTTTTTCGGGCTCTTTATTCATTGATGATCTTTTCTACTAATGCCACAAGATTATTATAGTCGACAATTCCGATTGTTTTCTTGTATGAGCAGGTTAGGCAATATAAAAATATGTTCTCTTCAAAGTCCTGATTGGGATAAAGAGAGCCTTGATCCATTGGGCATAATAGCTCTGGAACAAGGCCCTCTCCCGAAAGAGAAAGGTACTTAGACACGTATTGTATCTTCATGTACCTTCCTTTCTAATTTTTGAATTCCGCTAGGAACTCTTTGTGCCTTGCCCCATTTAGGGAAGACCACGATGACCAATCAGTGCCGCCTTTAGTCATGTAATACGTTATCTCTGCGTTTATTACTGGGTCAAACAATAAAATGTTTGACCTTAGATCAAATTTTTCTTTACGATCAATGCCGAGTTCACCCAACATATTAATCTGAAAAATTCCGTAGGAACTGTCTCCAGTTTTCCTGTTACCATTGTAAGCCATAGGTCTTGCGTTAGACTCTGCCTTAACAATAGCCCAAGCCTGTTTAAGGGCTTTTCCTTCAAAACCAACAGCTGATAGAAGTTCTTTTAGTTCTTCGTCTGTTAGCGTCTCAGAAGGCTTGTATACAGTAGTGCTGTACTTCTCTAAGGTTTCTTTCTTTAGTTGTACTGTTGATTTCACAGGTGTTTCTACCTGCAAAGCTTGAGTTGCTGTTGGTCCTGGCTGAACCGTAAATAGAAATAATACTATTACTACTATATACGACCAACTATTGGCAACTTCGCTCAAACGTTGTTTTACTTTCTCCATTGGCATTTCCTCCTCTAGAGATAACGAACTCTAAGCATAACATTAATTCCATAAACCTGTCAAGCCAGTCAACCAGGATAAGTATCAAGTATAAGTGTATAGTTGACCAATAATATTTTAAAATAAAGGCTATAAATATTTTTTACTGCTTCCCATATGAATAGTTGTTTGGTAGAATAGGATCTTCACACTAAATTTAACTTAACCGCTAGGCGGAGAAAAAGGTATTATAAAATGTCTAAGACTATTGCAAACCCGTACGAAAATTTCATTGCGTTATCAAGATATGCAAGATGGATATCAGAAGATAATCGCCGTGAGACTTGGGGTGAAACAGTAGATAGATATTTTAACTTTATGCTTGGCCATCTAGAAAAGAACCATAATTATATTCCAAATGAGAAGCTTGTTGCGGAATTAAAAGAGTTCGTATTTGAACGAAATGTTATGCCATCAATGCGTTCTGTTATGACTTCAGGAGCCGCATTGGAAAGAGATAATGTAGCTGGATATAACTGTGCTTTCTTACCAGTTGATTCCCCACGTTCATTTGATGAGACTATGTATATTCTTATGTGTGGTACAGGTGTAGGATTCTCTGTTGAGTATAAGTACATCAATAAACTTCCTGCCGTCCCAGAAACTTTAGAGAAGTCAACTACGGTTATTACAGTAGAAGACTCAAAACAGGGTTGGGCTAAAGCATACCGTGAGTTACTAGCACTACTTTGGTCTGGACAGATTCCAGCAATTGATGTTTCTAAGGTAAGACCAGCAGGAGCAAGACTTAAGACAATGGGTGGAAGATCTTCAGGCCCACAGCCA